GTAAATGCCATGTTTAATATATTCCTTTCGATTGTAGCCACTCTTTGGCTTGCGATATTTGATAATTTGATTTTCCTGTAACTTCAGCGATTTCTTCAATAGAAGCCGAAGCCCAGTCTGATTTTGCGTAAAAATAAAGGAGTTTCATTAATGGATTTCCTTTATTTACTTTCGCTCTAGCTTGAGCAATTATCCAGTTCTTTTTTAAATCAGAACCGAACTTTTTCTCAGATAAAAATTTTAATTTTACCTTTTCTTTTTCAATAAGTTCAAGTTCTGCCTCCAGACGTAATTTTTCGCGCTTTTCTTCAATACTGAAATCATAACCGCATAAATTACACATTTTCTGCGATAATGGCCACATTGCAGAACACTCAGGGCATTGTTTAGCTTGAACAGTGTTCTTTTGCCCTTTCTTTTTCCAACCTCCCTCGAAATAATCCTTCCACTCATGATGTGTATCTGGCAATCCGTGTGTATCCCAATTCATCACGTTATCGATGATGATTGCAGTTTTTCGAGGTTGATAGCGCATCGAGCGCATGGACTGTTGTAAGAATAGAACAAGTGACTTAGTGGGTCGGCATAAAATGGTAACTGTACAGTCAGGAACATCAAACCCCTCCGAGATAAGGTCCACATTGCACAATACTTTAATGCGACCATTTCTAAAATCTTGCATGAGCTTATCTCGCTCGTTTTTCGGTGTCTTAGCATCAACGTGAACCGCTTTTATACCTGATTCTTGAAACTCGTTAGCAAAGCTTTGAGAGGCTTCTACGGAGTGAGCGTAAAGAATTGCTTTTTGACCATTTGCATGTTTTACATATTCTTGTACAACATCACCGAAAATCGTTTTCCCTAGAGCGTCATCGATAGATTGATTAGAATAATCTCCGTTTTTTATACGTAATTTAGAGATATCAATCGAAGGCAAACTATAGTATTGGTAGGGAGCCAATCGTTTGTTATTAATCAACCATTCAACGGTTTTTCCTTCAATCATATAATCGTAAGTGTCTTTAAATCCATCTCCTGACATTCGCCAAGGCGTTGCTGTAAAACCTAATCTTGGTACATCGTCGAAGAACTCATATATTTTTTGATAGGTTGCTGCTTTACCATGATGCCCCTCGTCAGTAATAATGAGCGTTGGTTTTCGCAATACAGACAATCTGTTTTTAGCTTTACCTACAGTTAGAAGCTCCACTTGATTCAAAGGAACGCCGTGTACTTTGAAACTGTTAGTAATCTGGTCAATGAGTTCTTTACGGTGGACTAAGAATAAAACACGTCCGCCCTTTTCGGTAGCTAATTTTGTAATTTCAGAAATTACAACTGATTTACCAGAGCCTGGCGGAGATTGAATCATGACATTTTCGCGAGTGATGTGCTGTCTTGCTTCGTTGATTAACTCTTTTTGGTAGTCGAATAATTCGTATGCGATTAGTCACCACCTCCGCTCTTACGTTTCGCTCTAATCTTTTTGACGGCTTCATAGACACTCTTTTCTGGTAAATTTAAAACTTTATCAAGTGCTGCTAAATCATTCATGTCTATCCGGCCTAAAGCGTCAACGTCTTTTCTGGTGAATAACTTTTCGAAGTATGCTCTAAAATCATCCAAATCAGAATCGTTAGCATTAGATTCATCTAATATACAATCAAGAAGTGTATTGATTGATTCAAAATTTCCAGTATAAGCGATGAGTTCTACATCATTAACAAGTTCACTCATCATTTCCCCCAAAATCATTGACAGGCTCCGAATCGTTAGATTTTTTCTGATAATTTGGTTAAGTGAAAGTTCCATCATATCTTGGCGAGTAGTTTTCATTAATAGCCTCCCCAATTAATTTCGATTCCCAACAAATCACAAATTTGCTCCAGAGCGTTTCCGATTATATCTATGCGTTCGTCTTCGGACAAATGCCCATTTAAACCAAGATTAGTCATAGAATCAATTGTTTCTAACTCCTCACATAACTTTTCTCGTGTATCTTCAATCCCCTCCCATGAAGGTTTTTCATAATCTGGCTCCGCATAAATTTCTAGAATATTAAATGATTTATTAATAGATTCCAACGCATCTTGTACAGCTTCGATATCAACGCCCTCATTGAGTTCCTCATTGAATTTTCGCACTAATAATTTTCGTGCTTCTTTTAAGTGACTTGTAATTTCTTTTGCTTGTTGTTTGTTCATTTTTCTTTCTCCTCTTCATATTCCACGAAAGCGACAAAAGCTTCAAATTCATCTTTATCCTCAAGTGTCTCAATAGTTTCATCAAGTTCTTCGCGTTCGCTTTTAACTCGTTTCAACTCTGTTTTTCTAATGACATCTAGCAGAATTGGCATTTCTGGGATTATGTAATCTTTGATTCCGTTTTCGCTATAAACCCATTCTCCAATGTGATCAGGTTGACAAGCAATAAAATTTTCTACTGATTTTTTAATTTTGTAAATATCTACTTTTTTTGAAGTTCGTATAGCGAATTTCACTAATAATTCAATTTCTTCTTTTTTCATTCTTCATCCTCAAATTTCCAAATTTCTTCCTGCTTTGCGTACTTAGCATCTGAAAGTTGATTTTTAGCAAAGGTACTATTGGAAGGTTGCAAGATAAATCCGCGATTTCCAGTTTCTTCGCTAATCACTAATCGCCCCACTAGATTTACAAGGCCCATAACATTTTCAATAATTTTTTCTCTGATTTTAGGAATAAACTGATTGTAAATTTGTCCTCCAGGCGTTTCGATTTGCCGTGTGGTTTCCCAAGCAGTGTATACTTTGTTCACACCTTCCCACGAATTGACGTAGCGAATTAAGTCAGTGATAAAAAACGAGAACTTATTATAATCGCCCATTTCTGGTATCCCCATGGCTCGGCCGTCTTTTGTTCGACTTAACTTTGCTTTTTCTCCAAGCCATGCTTGCTCTAGTTCCGAAATGTTATCTATGACGATATTGTCATAATCTTTGATATAGTTTTCGTGAATTTCTTTGAGCATCTTTTTAAATCCAACTTCTGTATCATTTAAATCGGCGTATACAATATCAATATCTTCTTCTCCAGCAAGGACAATTGTTGTACGGTCCACATCTATTACTAACGTCTTGCCAGGTAAATATTTAATGGTTGATGTTTTACCAGTTCCTGGAGGAGCATAGATAAGGGCTGAAAAATTACTCCCTTTCTGTAATTCAGAAGCTTTTTTAATTTCCATTATCTTCCTCCATGCCATCAAACAATGAAGTTTGAGGGTTATTTTTTTCTTCCATACTGTCAAAGGCTTTTTTAGCATCATCAAATAATGCGTCATACTCAAAGCTCATATCAATTGTGATATCTCCTGTTTTTTCGTTTTCTTTGTATGAAAATGAATAACCATTTCCGATGAGGTATAAAACGAAATCTTTGGCAGTACCTGGTTGGATAGGTTTGAATTTACCCTTTAATTTCTTTTCGACACTCATTTTTTCACCGCCTTTTTAGCTGTTTCATTAAATTTCACACCTTGCAAACCAATATTTTTACATGGGACATAGTGTGCGTAATCAAACTCAGTAGTACCTTCTGCTTTCATCAATTCACCAATCTTCGTTTTATTTGGCTCAATTTTGCAAAGTTCAATAGGCACTTCGTCGGGTTTAGTAATTTCTAAACGCTTTGATGTATTAAAACGGTATGTATTTACTACCCCATCAATTTTTTTAATCTGCATCGTTTCCATTCCGTCGCCAATGTACGACAGTAATGAGTAAGCTCTTTTTTCAAGAATCTGTGCTTCTGATTGTAATTGCTTAGCTACTTTACGTTTAGCATCAGCTTTGGCCATAATATTTTTAATCACGTAACCTGTATTTTCTGCTTTAACTTCAAACTCATCAGCGATTGAATCTAAAGTATCTTTAAGCATTTCAAAGTTTTCATTTTCTGGATCAGATTCCATTTGATCCTGCAAGAACTCATAATTTGATTTGAGTTCGAATATTGTATTGTCCATTTTTCCTCCAATTTGTTATACTAGAGGTAGATATTTTGCCAAATATACTACCAGCTCACGTTGCCGCGTGGGCTTTTTTCATTTCCATGCAAAAGGCGACTTGAAGTTATCGAATCGATGCATCCGTTCTGAATCTTCCTCATACACCTTCCCTTGAGCCTTTTCTATTCTCAGCCCTCGAATTTCACGAATTAATTCAATAGAATCTCGCTCACGTTTTTGCGCTACTGTTTTCCAACTTGATTGACTTAGTTGTTTCTTCATCGTTTTCTCCTATTTTTTATAACTCTTATATCGAGTTGCTTCTTTCCACTCAACAAACTCTTTAAATACTTCTTTATTAATAAAGACGATTTTGTGAGTAGGATTGAGGACACCTTTTTTAAATTCCGGACGTCCTCGCATCTCTGTAAGCCAGGCTGTTAAGGTTGCCTTAGACAATCCTTGCCAAACTTCCAGAAGGTGGTCTTTGTCTGCCCATTCTGCTTTTTCTGCAGATTCAACTGGAACAAAGGTTACTTTTGATTGAGGCATTTTGTTACTCCTTTCTAATCCATATCTTTATAATGAACACGGTAATTAATTCCGCCCTCACTTGTAACGATAGTTGGATAACCCAAACTTACGATTCGTTCTTTCAAACGCTCAACCACAGATTGAGAATAACGTGTTACTGTTC